CTATCAAATATCCGCCCGATAAATTACTTACCAATCGCTCAATCACCCCGACAATATCCTTGCCATAAAGCGAATCAATTACAGCGAGGTTTCCGGGCTTTACATCGGAGCGCGGGAACAGCTTACTATTCTGCTGATAGCGCAATTTGGCATATTCAGCGATTCTGGCAAGCGCAAGATTCACCGTTTCTTCGTTGCCGGTTCGGATAAACGGCAGCAGCGTAGCATTGTCTATTTTCCAAACGTTAGGCGGCGCGTAAACGCTCCAGTCGCGGCGATAAGTAGATAGATCGTAAATAGCATTTGACGCGTCATACGCAAAGCCCTCGTTATAGTTCTTTACGCCGTCCGGGTTTATCCATTCTACTAACTGCGTTCCGTCTAACCAGGGCTTGCCTACCACCTTTACTTCTGGCATTGGGTCGGCAGCCGGTACGTGCAAGTAGACATAATTGACGCCAAATTCAAATTCGCCGTAAATGGTATAACCGAGAATATAATCGTCCGTAGACGCCGGGTCAATGAGCCATTCGCCGTTAGCCGTTCCGAGATAAGTGGTAACATCGCCGATACCAGAAGCGCTTACCCAGTGATAAGGCTTAGGATAGACTACCATATAATCGCCGGGAGTAAGCAGCGCGGAAAATATTTCTTCTTCAATCGTGCCTTTGGCATAATCATGACTTGAAATTTGAACCGCCGTGACGAGCTGCTGAATAGTTAATTCCTGCGAGTCCGTCTTTTCGTCGTCGGTTATGAAAATGTCAACGATTTGGTCAGAATAAAGCACGTTCGTTGTGTCATATTTAGCACTTGCGGAATCATAGTAGCTAATCGTTTCAACCACTTTCGCAAGCGGGATAATACCCTGCTTTATGCAGATTTTATCTGATCCGGCTGTAACCGCATAAGCGCCACAAGCAAACAATACATGCTGAAGCGATTCACGGAGGGTCTTGTTGCCCGGCAAGTAGCCTTTTAGCTGTTTACTGGCAACGGCGGGCTCTATCTCATACCCAACGTCAACTGACTTCATAACATCGGCAATAATTGTGCTTACGGGAGTTGGCAATTCGTAAAAGTTGCCAAGATACGTTTTGTTATCGAGCGTGCCAATGGCGTCCACGCAAACCAGTTCCAGTTCACCCTGTTTTGGGTTGCGCCATTCTTGTAAGTAGAACCGCCCGACCATGCGCTCAACGCCGCCCATAGACTCGCGGATGTCAACGATAAGACCGGTGGTCATGGACTGATAGTAGATACCATCAGAAAACGGGCTGAATTTATCCCTGATAGTTCTTCCCTGGTCGTCTACAATGGTGTTGTCCAGCCATACTCTTATTCTCGCGGTTGATGACGGGAGTTCAATCCCGACTGGGTGAATTTCTTGCACCGCCTCCGCTTCAATCACAGCTTTATCGCGAAACTCGACAATCTCGTTGTTGATGTGAAGCTGAATAATCGGAAAAGTGTTTGCCATGATTAAGCAACCTTTGTGGGCTGTTTGCTAACTACTGATACGGACATGGACTTCCAATAAGTTACGCCATTCTTGATCCGCAGCATCTCATTTTGCGGGTTGGCAAAGTAGCCTGTGAAAGTATGCGTGCCGTCTTCATCCCAAAGTGTAATAGTGTGAAACTCTTCTGCCTCTGTGATTTTCTTCCAGAGCAACTTATACTCTTCTGGAAACTTATAACCGCTGGCAAACTCAAGTTCATAATTGAAATAAACCCCGATCATCTCTCGGTGAAGGTCGCCGTCTACGGTTCGTTCTGCATATTTATCAAGCGCGTCCGCTTTAATGGTCAACTTCTTGATAGGCACAACGTATTCTCTACCATCAATAATGATTGTATCTTCACGAACGCTCATGACACCCTCACAGCTTGCGCTAACATGGTATTGCCTACCCGACTGTTCTCACGTTCAATGTGCGGCTTCAATTGTCTAACCAGTTCTCCCATTGTCCCGCCGAATGTGATCGTGATATTTTGATTGCTCATCCCGCCTACTTCTTCCCTGACAATTTGACGAATGAGCGCCTCTGGGGCTTCGATGTTAGTTCCTGACCTTTGATCCCCAACTACTGCCATAAAAGGCGCGTTAGGCGGGATGACCGCGCCGGTTGCAAGAAGCGGTATTTGTGGCGCGCTAACATTTGGCAGGTTTACCCCAAAACTTTGCCCACCAAAAAGCGGCACCCAGTCCGGGATAGAGAACGAGATACCATTCAGGGCATTGATAACGCTATTTATCCCACTGGTCAAGCCGGTAAGTAATCCGTTCAAAAATCCGATAACTCCATTGAAGACGCCTTTGACAAATGTCTCCAAATTTGTAAAAGGACTTTCGACAAAGCCCTTTATTTCCTGGAATGCGGTGTCGAAGGCTGTTTTTACCGGAGTAATTATATTGTCTGTGAACCAGGTTGCAACCGTATCCCAAACGAGCTTGGCATCATCCCAGGCTCCAGTGATAAACCCTGATATGCTGCCCCACGCGTCAGAGAAAAAGCCCTTTACCGGCTCTGTGACATTATCGTAGAACCAGGTAGAAACGGTAGTCCAAACAAGTTGAACATCGTCCCATGTGCCCGTGAAAAAGCCCTTAATATCCGTCCATGAGTCCGAGAAGAATGTTTTAACTGGCTCTGTGACATTATCGTAGAACCAGGTAGAAACAGTTGTCCACACCTTTTCAATTTCAGTCCACGTGTCAGCGGCAAACCCTTTAATGCTGTCCCAGGCTTCGCTAAACCACCTCTTCAGTGGTTCGATTATTTTTTCATCGAACCAGCCCTTAGCCGCGTTCCAAGCGTCCTCTATGCCCTGTTTTAGCCCTTCGATAATATCGACGCCCTGTTCTGCCATAACCGTTGAAGGCGATGCAATACCAAATGCCCTTTTGAAGCCTTCAATGAACGGCTTGACGATCTTATCTCGGAAAAACTCATAAATGCCAACGGCGGCATTAACTATCCCGTCTAACAATCCTTGCCAAATATCGCCGCCCGCTTCGTCTTTGAACCCCTGAAAGTACTCTAAGGTTTTAGTCCATGCCTGCTTAAGACCTTCCCAAATCGCCTTACCAAGCCCCTCAATTAGCGCAGCAGCCGCACCGAGAGCAGAGCCTAACAGTTCAAATAACCTTGATATAATTCCGCCCCACTCAGCACCGGTTATAAGCCCCCAAACATAAGCAATAGCGCTTGTTATGCCAGTCCATATGGTAGCACCAACGTTCTGCCAGTTTGCGGTCTGCAAAAAGCTAATTACGGTATCCAGCATCCCTTTAATGGCGTCGCTGATTAAGCCGGCGTATTGCCTACCAATTTGAAGAAAGTTGATATTATCCAGAAACGTCCTGACCGAGTTAACTACCCGATCGAACCCATCAGCAGCATCCGCCCCCATCCGCCTAAAGTCAAAGTTCTGAATAGCTTCGCGCGCACTTGTAAGCGCGCTGATAATTCCATTTGATAATTGCAACCCGAGCTGCGAAAAGTCGCCCGCCTGGAATGCGTCTTTTATCATGCCTGATATTTTCGCAAGCTTCAGTGCCAACGTGTCTAATTCAGCGTTCAACCCGCCCGCTTCAGCAGGTGATGGTAACCCACCCCCGGCTTCTCCCCCTCCAGCACCCGCTCCACCGCCGGCCGTATCCTGACTTAGCACGTTCAGCTTGTCGAAACTCGCCAGCGCGCCCTTTGCCGCCTTACCGGCCGCTTCAGTGTTATTAGCTACTTCCCCCATTGCCGCAGCCGTAGCTTCGGCGTTATCCGCCATTGCCGCTTCAGCGTCTTTCATGCCAACCGCCGTGCCAAATAACAGGTTCATCACTTGCCCGACAATGTTAAATAGTTTCGTGAACCAGAGTACAACCTGACTAATAGCCGGTATAATAGCATTCAAAATGGGAATAATGGCATTGCCAACTGCCACTTTCAGGTTCAGGAATGAAGCAGACAATGCCGCCGTTCGTCCGGCATAACTGTTCGTGTATTCAGCAGCCGCCCCAGCAAACACGCCGCCTTCACGCATGAAGCCATTAAATTCAGCTTGCCGCTTTTGAGCCATCGTGAGGTTGTTTGCCGTTGTTCCTATTTCACGTGCGTAGTCCTGCCACATTTTGGCAACGTTCTTTTGGA